AGCTTTGGCCGCACATATAGTAGCGACAAACAAATTGAGACATCTGCTAATAATATCATCGAAAGTAGTATTAACTTGCTTAATAGAATCGCAAGTACATATGATGATGTAACAGCTGGCGAACTTGAGCGTAGATTTATCAATGCTATTAAAAGCGGAGATCCTAAAAAGTTTAGACGCGGTATCCAAAAAGTTATAGAGAGTAAGAATAATGACAGCAATTCTTAAAGAAGGCGGCAACGTATTTAAAAGTACAGAAGGTCCATTAACACAACGTATTGCTACTCAAGATGTACATCCTACGATTCAATTTATTGAAAAGATTACAGGCTTAGTATTTGATGAAGAAGATTGGCTAGGCACAACTGGTAAGAAGAATGACCCAGATGGAGCATTTGAAAAGAATAGCTCAGGTGACTTAGACTTAAACACAGATGCATCTAAAGTTAGCAAAGAACAACTAATTGCTAAACTTGCAGCTTGGTGCAAGGGACAAGGCATTCCAGACTTAGAAATTATGAACAAAGGCAAGGGGTTCGAAGCAGGTTGGATCAAGGACGCTGGTGACCAAGTTCACTTCCGTACACCTATCGACGGCACTGACCAAAAAGGATTTGTGCAAACAGACTTTATGTTTACAAACAATCCTAAATTCCAAAGAGGAGCCAAGCGTGGCGGAACAGCACAGTTCGGCGGAACAGACAGAGCAATATTGTTGTCAAGTCTAGCAAGAGGACGTGGACTAAAGTTTAGTCCTAAGTTTGGTGTTGTTGATCCTAACAACGGAGATGCTGTTGTTGCTGATGACTGGGATGAAATTGCATCGTTGCTATTAGGTAAAGGTGCTAAAGAAGCCGACACGCACACAGTTGAAAGTATACTTGCAAGACTCAAAGGCGATCCAGACTACGAACAGCTTATTGCTCCGTGGAAAGAAACAATGGAAAAGGCAGGCAAAGAAGTGCCTGAATCACAAGTTGAATCGTTGGCTGATAAACAGTTGCGTAGAATTAGAGAACTAAGTGGTGCACCATTGAACAGTGTTGTTATGAGTTCAGGAGCATTTAACAGATGAGATACCGTGATATTAAACTAGTTGAAAGTCGTGTATACCTTAAAGAAGGTGCTCGCATTGACCACGCAGAAGACATTGTGTTCTGGGAAGGTAGCCGCGGAGCAATTCGTGCATTAGAAAGCCTTAAGAGTTTAGAACAAGGGAAGCACACAAATGTTACTATTAAATGGGATGGCAGTCCTGCTATTATCTTTGGCCGCAACACTGACGGCGAGTTTGTACTCACAGACAAAAGCGGCTTTAGCGCAAAGGGTTACGACGGTAAGAGTAAAAGCGGCGACGACCTAGAACAAATGTTCTTAAACCGTAGTGGTGGTAAGAACAGAGAGAATCCGGGATATGTTTCTTTTGCAGGTAACATGCGAGGCATCTTTGATTTGTACGAACGTGCAACTCCAACAGACTTCCGCGGTTACTTAAAAGGTGATCTGTTATATTATAACACTCCGCCAGTAAAAGATAAGAACTTTGTGTTCAAGCCGAACATAGTAGAGTATGCAGTTGATATTAGCAGCGACCTAGGTAAACGTATTGGGTCTAGTATAACTGGAGTAGTTGTACACAGACTTATTGACGAAGATGGCAACGAAAGTGCAGTACCACAAGGCATAGACTTCCAGGGCAATGATGTATTAATATTTCCATCCGTGACTGTACAAAAATCACCAGAGATTGAAGACGAAGATATTAATCAACTTAAAGCAGCAGTTGCTAAGAATGCAGGTGCAATTGATAAACTGTTGGATATTGCAGCACTAACAGAATTAAAAATATCAGACTTTGCAAAAGTGCTTTATGCATATACTAACGGTAAAGTTGATACAGGTTTAGAAAACTTAGGCTCAGACTTCTTTGACTGGATGGCAAGTTCTAAACTATCGCCGAACAAACAAAAGAACATTGCAACGCACATACAAAATAATCAAGCAGGGTTTGATGCAATATGGCAAGTAGTGTCAGGTATCATGCAGATCAAGGACAAAGTGATTGCTCAATTTGATGCACACGATGCAACCGTAAAAGCAAACATACCAGGGCACGGCGCTGGTGGCGAAGGATACGTACTAGCACATCCAGACGGTGACGTTAAATTAGTACCTAGAGAATTTTTTACAAGAGCCAATAGAGCCGTACAAAGATAAGGAATTGCAATTATGAAAATGAATGAAATATTAGCCGAAGCTAATTTTGAAATGACGCCACAACAGCGTAAATTAGCAGACTTCGGACGTATACTAATGAGTCAAGCAGCGTCAACCAAAGACGATGCATTATCAAATACTATGTCACGAGTTGGTAGTTCTCTAACAGATTTTGGTACATTGTTTGGACCAAAGAATCTAGCAGATGTTGTAAAGAAAGCCGGAGTTAGTCCCGAAGTTATTAAAAAACTATTGGCTTATGCAGACAAAATACAAAGTCAGCAATCAGCGTTAACTAAAGATCATAAACAAGGTGGCCTAGACGATACTGATCAAAGCGATACTGATCCTGATGAGTTTGCTGATCCGTCAGATGACGGGAAAAATGCAATGCGAGCAGACAAATACGCAAGTCGCGCAATAAAAGCAGCAAGAGCTAAAAGAGCATAATGGATTTTATTAGAGCAATTGTAAACGAGTCTACTCTCATCACTGACGAAGATGTAGACAAGTTTCTAGAAGATTTAAAAATTTTAGATGAACCGCGATATACAGCTCGTGAATGGGCGATCATGGAAGGCGGGCATGATATTTCTGATGCTGCTGACAGTGTTTATATAAACGAAGCTGCATTTGACAGAATTGCTAAAAGAGTTGAAAGTAGAAACATAATCAACTACAGACTTATTGTTGGTGCTGAGAATCTAATGCGAGTAAGGTTATTTTTAGAACTTGCTAAAGAAGGTAAGAACATACCAGCAACGTATGTTAAAGGAATGCAGCCTGCTATTGAAATGCTAGATGACATTGTATCAGCAGGTCCAGGTTTTGTGCAATTACTAAGAGTGTTACACAAAAGAGCTCAAAAAAGAGGCTAAGAACAATATTTTTGTCTTAGAGGCTAAATACATTACAAGAACTTCACAGAGTGTGAAGGTCCATTAGATCATAGGAGAATATAAAATGGCAGAGTTCACAAGAGTAAACGGCACAGGTTTCGACCACAGCGTAGCATATGCTACAGCACAAATCATTGCAATCGAAATCGATGCAGGTGTTGACCTAACAGCAAAAGACGGTATCGGCGGAGCAGTTGAAACTATCGTTAGAGAGTTTTCACCACTAATGTATGAATCAACTGGCACAGCTGGTAAGATTTTTGCAATCGTCGACGGCCACGCAGTTGATGCAGCTGGTATGACACTTCGTCTACAAGCCCTAGGCACAGTAGACGGTGTTAATCTTGCAGCAGCAACCGTAGTTGTACGTACATTGAGTACATTCAACGCAGCATAAATCCTAACTACCTTAGGAACCGTGCTTCGGCACACTGGGCTCACTTTTAAGTGGGCCCTTTTTTTATGGCTGTAAATACAGTATGAAATTTACATTAACCACAGTTGTTGACATTACAGAATCCAATGCCCGGCGCGGCGACGACAAGCGACTTATTAATCAACAAGCAAACTATTATACCTTAGTACAAACTATTGGACTCAGAGTTAATATAAATCCTATTAGTTGTAGCTCGCAAGTAAGCAACATTGACAAGTTTGGATTTGGATCAAACACAAAAGGAAAACAACGTTACTGGGAGTTTGCATTTGAAGTCGAGTACGAAGATGCATTAACATTAGACATGTTAATGTCAGACTTTGACCTTGTTCCTATTATTACAGAGCTTGACGAGACTGCTAAAATCAATAACAATATATTCCGTACCAATCACCCAAATGACACTAATATAGTGTTTAAAATCATTGAAGAATGATAAATACATTTGTAGCTTAAATTAAGCTAACAGGCATCTTACAAACATAACAAAGGCTAACTAAGAGTTTACTTTACCCTACAGAGTGTAGGTTTTTACGGAGAATAAGATGTCAGTTACTACTGAATTAGAGAGAACGAACCTTGAAGCACACGTCGACTTATGCGCAATACGCTATGCGCAACTAGAAGGTCGCCT